CTACAACACCGCGATAAAAAGTAACTCTGGTTAGATTTAATTTACCTGATGCCATTGACAAGGCGATCTGTTGATTAATGTTTTCGAATCGTACATCGGTAAAGTTCCCTGTATAGTCTGTGGGTGTTGCTGAACCTGGAAATGGAGTAGAGTAAAATGAGTTGGTGTAATTTGCTTTTATAATCCATGACTGGCCATAAGTCAAGTAATCTGCTTCGCTGATATTTTCAGGGAATGAAGTCCCCATCCAAGTATTACTTCCTTGAGCATCAGAAGGGCAAGATGCATTAATTGTTCCAACGGTTATTATTGAATTCTCCTGATCAACAGATACTATAGTATTAACCTCTCCTAAAATAGAACGAGTCCATGCGTACCAAATCTTTTTACCTACATATAAGTCATTCCAGTCACGAACATCCCCTGTTATTTTAATTTTATTGGTTTGCCCTGATGGTTTTAATATGCACTTGTATGTTTCGAAAAGATTGTTTTTCTGTGTCGTCTTTATGGTGACACCAGAAATATTATGAGTGTCACCGTACCTAGGCTCAATGAAAATAGTTTCTGCTTGGTTGTACTGCGGAACGAATGGGTATAGAACTATTGAGGTATTACGACCGGAGACATTAATGTTGCCCTTTATAGATGAAGCTCCAACATAAACCTCAAGTATTCGGTTAGTCATGCTGAAACTCCTTGACTCAAGAATTGACTTTAATGTTTCGTAATTATTTTTTCTAACGGTTTTTATTTCTTCAAAAGTATAATTTGGGAATACATCTTCAAGGTATCCATAAACAAGACCATCATCATCGCCGCTATTGCTATCATCATTTCTTCTATATCTGACCGCCATCAGGCTTGACAACATACCCCATATTTTTTTAAATAAAAAAAAGTTCATAACCCGTAATCATAGGCGATCGTTTAGTTGTAAACTATAAATCCTATTGATACCTCTGCCGATGCGGCTGCATCTAAATAAAATGTAGCTGACCCTGCCGTTGCAACGTAGGCCACAGATTTTGCGGTAGTGTCGTTCGATCTTAAAGTTATATCGATAATACTGTTTGCTGTGATTAAACTATTGGTAAGAACCACACTCGTTCCGGCTGCTGCAATATTTATCGTTCCAGCTCTTTTGTTTATAGTTTGGTTTCCGGTTGTTCCTGCTGTTGTAATTGTGCGATTTATATTTACATCTCCATTGTCAAGAAACGTAATCTGGTCGGTACCGTCTGAAGCCTCAATAAGCAAGGCCGCTCCAGTCGTAGTTCCTCCTCCTCTTACATGAAGTCTCGCTGATGGAGTAACAGTTGTTCCTGTTCCTGCACCTAATAAAAGATCACCATTATTTTTAAGCCTGAACCACATCGAAGAAAGTTGTGGTATGCTTGCGGATGTACCTGTATAGATGTCATAGAAAAACTCCCCATTAACAGCCGTTGAAGCGGTTGCTCTAGTGGTGAAGAAGTCCGTTACCGCTGCTGATCCATTCCAAGTTGATACGGTATAGTTTGAATTAGCAGAACTTGCTTGCGTTGCTGTGCTTGATGCTGTTGTACCGTTAAGTATTTGAAAGCCAAATGTAGTCGGAGGTCTAAAGTAAGCAAGAAGCGCTGAGTTAACAGACATTCCCACTATGGACGCGTGGTTTATATTAAATGCATTACCCCCTGTTCCTGATAAACTTAAATTTGCACCCGCTGTGTTAAAAGTAATTGCTTGCGTATTTGTAGTATTTCCAGCAATTAGTCCATTAGCATTTACGACCAATGGATTATTTGTGAAGTTACCAACTGTAATATAATTCTGAGTCAATGAAGTGAATGCACCTGTATTACCAAAGGTTCCATCAATAGTAAGGAATGACATCTTTTGGCTGTTGGCTTTCGCTTCGATTGATCCTCCTAAATGTTTACCTAAATAAGTATCAGCAGAAGTTCCTCGCATTGTAACAATTGGAGACCAATCATCAAATCTTTGCCCACTTGCAGTATTGGTAAATGTCCCCGTATAGTTTAACCAGTTTGCAGTGTTAAAAGTAAATGTATTTGCCGCTGATGCTGTACCTCCACTGGCTAGTAAGTACGCAGGATTAGACGCGCTTGTCCAGTTTGCACCGTCTGATACTAATACATTACCACTTGTCCCAGGAGCCGCGTAAGTTTCTGTAGAGGCAATCCAGTTTGCACCGTCTGATTTTAAAATCTTATTAGCTGTCACTCCGCCTTCTGCGAGTGTCGAAGTAGATAAAATATAATTAGTTCCGTCTGATCTAAGCCACTTTAAAGCCGTTGCCCCTGCACTTGTAGGTATAGTAGACGTTGACCATGTTGGAGCAGAGCTCGATCCGCTTAACAGTATCTTATTTGCTGTAGCTGTTCCTGAAAGTATTGCGCCTGCTGAACTTGTGGAGTAAAAGATACCTCCATTTGAAGCTGTTAAGTTTGCCTCAGTACCTCCATTTGCTAGAGGTAGAACCCCTGATACGTGAGTGGTCAGTCCAACCTTTCCATAAGACGGAACAGTGGCAACTCCTCCAGAAATCAATACGTTACCCGTTGCAACACCTACCACAACTCCTAATGTAGTGCCTGAAGATGCACTCACAGCTACAGGTATATCCCCAATAGCAGAAGTTGGATTTATTAAAATCACCCCTGAACTATTAGGTAGTGTATGGTTTCTGTTGGCCGAGAAAGTGCCCGGTAGAATAGATGAATAAAAGGTTTTTGCAACATTCCAAATTCTTAGATTACCATTTTCAAAAGACTTGACACCACTTATATCTTCAGAAGATGAAGGGCTCATGTAATCTGTCCCTGCTGTTGCGATAGAAAGAACGCCTGTTGTTGTGGTATTTTTTACAATACCAGTACTTAACGCACCAAGGAATTGCGCGCCTGTCAACCCTGCATCTGCTGTTCCTTGTACAATGAAGCTGTTTGAGAAGTTGACATTAGCAGACCCATCGACTGAGTTTCCTGCAAGAGTTCTCGCGGTAGTCCACTTCGGAGCAGACACGATAGTTATTACTGGAGTGGTGGTAGTAGTTGCTACCGTGGCATCTCCATTGGCAGAGGTAACACTCGTAACTGTTCCTGATCCTCCTGATGCTGTTCCGTTGAACAAATACCACTCATTCGTATCCCTCTTCTCAAGAATCATCACGGAGTACTGGCCAGCAGAAGCCAGCGATCCACTTGATGAGTTTATAGTTACTCCTCCTGTTGCTGCGATGGTTGTTATACCTACTCCGTATTGTGTAACAGGTATTTGTGTTCCTACAGGAAATGCTACCGATGAATTCAGCGGAACCGTCAATGTATTAGATAACGCATTGTCCATCTCGACCATTTTCGTGTCGGAGTCTGTAAGGACAAGTGTATAGGTAGTTCCGGTCTGTGTATTGTGCGTTAAGTATCTGTTCGATTTTAGATCGAGCGCACTCTGCAAATCTGTTTGGCTTGATAGTGTTCCTGTGATCGAGCCCCATGTTCCTCCGCCTCCGCTTGGATCAGCCCATGCAGCATTGGTACCATCTATGTTGGTTAAAACTTGACCGATAGTTCCGTTCGCTCCATTAATGTTTATCTGTAAATCATTTCCTGTTAATGAAACATAAGATGCCCCATTATTTGATTGAAAAGATACGGATAATGGAGTTACGCTGATTCTACTATTTACTACTGCTGTAGGATCAGCAGAAAGTATATCAACAAGATTTTGAGAGTTAACACCTACTTCAATATAGGCACTACCTAAAGAAGACCCGCCATCATTAGAAAAAAGTGCAACATGATTATTATAAGCACTAACCCCTGATGTGCTAGTGCCATCACCTGCTATTAAGTAGTTCTCATTTCCTGCCGTTCCATCTACTTTTAATCCTCCAAAACTCCCTGATCCATTATCAAAATTAATGTTAAGGTATTTCCCTGTTGAGTTAGTAATGTCAACATCGGCTGTAATTGCAGAACTTACTGTTAACACATCTTGAAGTCCGGAAGCCGAAGCTGGAGTATAAAATTCTAATCCTGTCTCAGCCGCATTAACTCGCACTGACTGTAATGAGTACGTTGTATATGTTGATGGCACGTCAGTTAGGTCAGTGAATGCTGTTGCTCCACCTCCGCCGCCAATTAATAAATCCTCAAAATAAGTTACGGTGATGATGCTACCGCTCGGAGGAGCTGAAGCAAAAGTGAAGTCTTGCCCACTAACAGTGAAGTTAATTCCTTCGAGGTGCTGCTGTCCTCCAACGTAAACTATACACACCTGATCCACTGTCCCTCCAGCAACAGTGAACACAGTCACTATGCCATCAGCAGTAAAGTTCTCAGTTTTAAATAATGTAGCTACCGATCCGGTGCTACTTAAAACACCTGTACCTGAATCTAAAGACAATCCAGTGCCCAGTGTGATCGACTGAGCAACACCAGTACTTGCGCTGTACCTACCAACTAAAGATGCAGTTGGTACGTTCTGAATTTTAGCAAACGTAACAGCACTATTATCAATAGTCCATACCGTTCCAGAACTTGATACAGTGATATCTCCCTTATCTCCGTCAGTAACAGCGACACTTGTCTCCCATGTAGGAACTCCGCCAGTGACGGTAAGCACTTGCCCGGCAGTTCCGATAGTGCGTTTCGATAATGCTGATGTAGTGCTTGCGTATAGAATGTCTCCTACAGCATACGAAGATTGTCCTGTACCACCATTTGCAGCAATTAATGTTCCTGATGCTGTGATAGTACCAGTTGTTGTTACCGGTCCGCCGGTAAACGACAAGCCAGTAGTTCCTCCGGATACGTCAACACTTGTAACCGAACCTGTTCCTGGTGTGAACGTTTGCCAGGTTGGGGCACCACTGATAATCATCAACACTTGGTTGTCAAGACCAGCAGATAACTGTCCAGCAGTATTTGATACGTTACCCACAAATAATGAGTTGTAGGCAAGCGATGTGTTTAACTTTAGATTGAGCTGAGTCTGGAAGTTGCTAGTTCCGCCAGTTGTGTAATTTAATTCTGCTGATGTAGCAGTGAGTCCTGACAACAAATTTATCTCCGTGTTTGTTGTTGATACATCAGAAATATCGGCAAACACAAGTGTATGCCACTCGGTATCATAATTTGTTCCGGATACCTTTCTTAAAATCTGGCTAGTTGATCCTCCTGTTGGTAGTCCGTTAGCAGCGGCAGAACCCCACAGAGCGGATGACCCATTAGATGTTAATATTTGTCCGCTCGTTCCTAAAGGGAAGTTAATCCATGCAGAGCCATTGTATTGAAGAAGATCACCTTGAGCAGGAGTTGTTATAGTTGCTGAAAGCTTACCATTTATTTGAGTCTGGATTGATGATGTGGCATCAAGATATCCAAGAGTAGTTGATGTTACTGTGCTGTGAGTAGGAGTTCCATTAGCATCAGAGATCAGAACCCGCGCAGCAGTAATCGCAGCGGCATCCGTCATCACTCCTGATGCATTATTTACTACCAGTCTATTCGCTGTACCTGATGCAAATTTTGTCCTCGCGATAGCAGCCGCAGCGTTTATGTCTGCATTTATAATAACACCAGCAGCAATATCAAAAACTCCAGCATTATTAAAAGTTACGTCTCCGGTAGGAGTTACAGCGGTAGCAACATTCGATCCGTTGCCAACCAGGAACATCCCTGATATCAGGACTCCGGTTAATTTGCTGTCAAGCTGTGTTTGGATATCAGCATTTACATTCGAGAGATAATTTATCTTCGTTGATGTTACTCCAACAACTCCGTCAAGGATATTTAATTCTGCTGCTGTCGCAGTCAGTCCATTGATGTCTGTTGTCTCAATGTTATCCCAAACGACATCGTATGATGTGTTGGAATTTTTCTTCAAAAATTGTCCTGTCGCTCCTCCTGATGGAATTCCTCCTCCTGCACCGGGAGCCCATGCAACACCGGTAGGAGTAGAAACTAATGAGTATCCGTCAGTGCCATTATGGAAGTTAGTCCATACGCCTCCCTGAAAAACAAGGAGGTCACCTTCATCACCACTAGCAGGAAGAACAGAACCACAGCATGACTCTGTGATAAATGAGTGAATTGGATTGGGTATCGCAGGGTATGATGATATCTCTGCCGCAATTTTTAATTGTAGCAGCAGTCGATTTACAGCCGCATCATTCTGTCCAAAGGTTCCGGCTGTAGCAGTGCCAGCATCGTTGATGAATACAAATCTGTTGATGATATTGTATAGCTGTCTGACACGGATGAGTTGCTGTAATGTCTTGGGTTGTTTTCTGGTTCCGGCCTGATTAACATAGTCATTACCAAGAGATGCTATCTTTACATTGGCTTCGGATAAAATTCTAAAAGCATCGGCTATTAGCATTGTGTGCAGCTTGATTCAAGTTGACGAATTATTTTTTCCATAATCTCCGGATTGCCATTGGCAAAATTTGTATCCGCAGATTGCTTTAAAGAGTAGAGACCATCTACGTAGTCACGATCCTTGCCACCGCACTGACAATTGGCATCATCCTTATCACGAATGCAAATATTAGTAAGATAGTCGCAATAAAAATTCTGATAATAAACCTCGATATTGGTGTTGTCGAGATTATCATTAAGCTGGAGTAGAGTGACTTCCTCAAAGTAGTCAGTGTCTTCTGGATCCTGTCCCGTAGACGCCACGATTGCCTTGTAAAATTTATTTGTGGTTCCATAGTAGAATAAGCTTGCGTATTGAGTGATCTCTCCTCCGCTAGATTGCTGCTCCACATAATTTGATCCAGCGTTATAAAACTGAGCTCGCACCAATATTAATTCATACCACCCATCTGTTAACGTGGCCACATCATACTCAAGGGTCGAGAGCACGTCACCTTCATCTGGATTAGTGAATGCACGAAGTCCATTCTTATCCGTCTTAGACCAAAGCACCACTTCTGCCGCTTCGCTTCTATCTTGATTTGGTGATCCGTATACCGTGGTGTTCTCAGCGGTGGCAGTAAGCCCTCCGTCTTGTTGAGTTATGGTGAAACTGAAGGATAGTGCCATAAAAAAAGGGGCTCGTTTAAGCCCCTAAGTTACGTATAATTTTATTTTGTTCTCAATCCCAATAATTCAGCAGTTGTTGCAGTTCCTTGTACGCTGCCTCGTACTCTTTTTTACGTAAGGACTTTATCAAATATTCAGTCGGCTCATCCTGCGGAAGGTGCTGACAAATCATTTCTCCAGAGCCAAAGAATCTCCACATCCTGTTATCAGGAGTGTACTCTATAATTCCAAGATCAATGGAGTCCATCACTGCAATTTTCACTGCACTGTCATTACGCGGATCAAGGGCGAAGAAATCTTTCGGATTGTTCCGTGCGAAAATTCTTAAGTCGTGCTTAACAGTTCCGGGACCATTATCCATCTGACGTCCGGCTGTATGAATTCCAGCAGCGGTTGCCCATCGAATGATAGTATCGACATCTTTCATGTTTACAACTTGCGACTCAGCATCAAACGCTAAATCTTGGTTGTTCTGTGCTCCAGACCACTTTCTGACATTCACATCAATCCTTCTGAACGCTGGTGCCTGACTCTTATCTCTGCGCGGGTTCGACTCGTTCAGTGGATGTAACTCCAGCAGCACGTACATCAGGTAATTTTTCTCAATAGGAACTTTAAGGTTCACGGTATCAAAAACGATATCGTCAACAACCTCTTCGCTCATATTAACTCCACCTCTGTTAACAGTCTCGTGCCGGGTAACATTCTTGATTGTCTTGTGGCGCTTCATCACTTCTTTCTCAAACGGATCATACACTGTGTACTTGCCTGGAAGAATGAGAGACGTAGGTTCATTAAGCTGATCAGTGAGCGGATCAACTTGCCCTCTGTTGATGGTCTCATACTCAGCGTACCGATTCTTCATCATCGGAGGAAGCATCTGTGAACTTAATCCCTGAAGCTCAACCTGAGATCTTCCTATGTATTTACCATCTCCACGAATCGTCCTTGCTGTAGGCGTTGGCGAATTAGGTTCTTCTACCTGATGTGACTTCGGCCTTTTTGTTTTCGGTTCCGGTTCAGGACTAGACTCTTCCTCTTCTTCTTCCACATCATTTTCCTCTGACTCAGTACCTTCCTTCTCTGGATTAGGTATGCTAAGAAAATCTTGCGTGTCCTCTATCTCTTTCATGGAGAGCTTCGGTGTTTTTTTTAATGTTGACATTTTTTAATCTTTTTAGTGATGTTAATTTCCTTTATAAATATGTTCAAAATAAAAGGCAGGGGACGAATCCCCTAGCCTTAAACTGCATCGTTATGGCAACAATTAAGCAGTAGGTTGTAAGCGCTGACCTAAGATAAACTTAGTAGCCGCCACTAATCTAGTGCCCTTGCGAGAACGGATGTGGATACGTCTTACCGCTTGATCATCGGTAGGAGTATCTGCATCAGCACCGGTCATAAACATTTTGTAATGTCCGCGTGCTCCGCCTCCTTGTTGTTTTTTCCACATTACTGTAAAAGCATTCTGCATGATACCGGTTTTCGCGTCTTTGGTTTTATCCATTGGCTCGATAACGAAGTACCATGGGTAGTTAAACCCTGGCAATGCTGTCACATCTGGATGATTCAGGATAGCCATCTCTTGCATCTTGAACTCAAATCCACCGATTTTCACAGCGTTGATGTTCAAGTCAAGATCGGCACGGTTGTATGTCATACCTCCGTTCACTCCGAATTGAGTGATGATGTCCTTAGCCTTAAGCAAGAACTCATAACCACACTTCATCAAACACACCTTTCCTTGGTTTTGCTTTCTGCGCAGACGGATGATCTGCTCGAACAATCCAACAGTAGGGTTATTGTCGTAGTACAGCTTAGGAGCATTTAACTCCAAGTTCGGCATGTACCCTTGAGTTGTGGAGATGGTCACGGCATTGCCGTTTTTGTCAAAGCCTGGGATTGCAGACCCGCGAGGAGTCAAGAACAAACCTGCTTCTTCTGTGAAAGCGAAACGAGTCTCAGTGTCCGCAAATCCACGAGGGAATACGAAGTTGATAGTCTTTCCTTCCCACACGAAAGGATAAGTTTCGTTAGAAGATTCGAAGTCAGTCTGATCGTAGTAATCAGTGAATTGTTGCAGGTAGTTGGTGTACGTCTTGGACGTAGGCACGATACCTGTCTGCATTCCGTGAGATGCTTCCTCAAACGCTGTCGCGATGATGGCGAATTGATCACCTCCGTAAACGCCAGCGGCAAGAGTGATCGTTGCTGATAATGCTGGAGATGTTGACAACACCTTGTCTAAGTATAGGCGGTGCAAGCCTGCATATCCAGTGGTTCTCTTACCAGTGATACGCCATACGCCTTTGTTTTTGAATTGGATTACTTGTCCAACGCGAGGGTATGAGTACTGGTATGCCAAGTCTCCTGTGGTAGGGCTATGGCTGGTTTGGGCTAATTGGATGTAGTCCTTGCCGTCATAAAGAGCAGGGTCACCATTACCAACAGATGCCACACCATACACGTTGCCTACTGTGGCACTCGTATTTACGTATGGAGCATCGAAGCGCTTACTTGCTTCGTGGTGAATGATCTCCTCACCTTTAACCTCCTCCATCAAACCCATCTTGAACATATTGCCAAGATCTGTTTCCAGAGGATTTATATTGAACATTTCTGCTGTCACCTGCGGCTTGTGGATAAAGCTCATGCTGGAGATCAGCGGGTTTTCTTCTCTTGCAGCGACCGAAAAGTCGTTCCAGGTATTTACTTCTGCCATGATTGGTAGGTTTTTAAGAGTTGTTACTACTACTTAATCCCCTCCGGTAATTCGCACACTTTACTTATCTGCCTCCTCTTTCGGCTTTTTTCTTCGCTGCCAAACGATCCATCTGAGCGTCAATTGTCATACTTTGAATGTCTCCAGAAGATTTCGCCTTACGCGATGGCTTCTGTTTACCAATGTCCTCTGCTTTGATTATTTGGGCATGTATCTGTGCGAATTTCAATGCCTGTGCAACCATGTCAGGGCCACATACAATGTGAGCTGCTTGCTGGAACTTCTCTTCCGGGTCAAACCCAACCAACTCCCCCTTGGAGTTATAAGATGTCGGGTCTTTAAGAAATGAGTCAATTACGAGGGAGTTTATGCTCTTAACCTGTTCTTTGCTGAACTTGTAGTGGAACTTCTCCTTACTTGCCTCATCTACTTCCCATGTTAATGTATCGATCCCGTCAACATGCTTGGTGTATTGTTTGATAGTCGTTGCGATACCAGACTCTACCTCCTTGCTAATTGCCGGTTCCTCTACTTTTTTATCTTCTGCGCTTTTCAGCTTGAATTCTTCCTGCTTTTCTTTGATGAACTTAACAGCTTTTGACCGCTCTGTCTTTAGGTCATCCTCGATGTCTTCCTTCTTTTCCTTCAGTTCGGCAGACGTTAATGATTCCTCATCCTTAATGGTAAACCTCTCATCGAACTTCTTGTTGAACCTTGCGCGGGAACGATCAATAGCCCACTCAGGGTGCTGCATGATATACTCCTGCTCAAGAATCAACTTGGTGTCAGCGGTGGTGAGGTCAATACTCACAAGTCCGGCCAACATATTCAGTCCGTCTGGAATTTTATCCGGATCGTAATCCTTCAATAATTCGTAAACCTTCTTCTGGTTATCACTCTTGAACTCCACACCTTTTGGCGCAGCCTTCATTGTTTCAACTTCTTTTTGAAGAGCCTCGTGTTTTACCATAAGCTCTTTGGCCTCGTCGAAGATATCAAGGATATCCTGCTTTGACTTAACCCCTACATCAGCGAATTCCTTCTGAACTACTGCATCGAAATCACCAGGCTCCTCCTCTTCTTTCTTCTCATCACCCTCCTTTTTCTCAGGAGCATCTTTCGATTTGTCGGTGATTTCTTCCTCTTCTTCCTCCTCCTCGGAGTCAGATTCTTTTTTATCGTCCTTAACCTCTTCCTCCGACTCTTCTTCCTCTTCCTTGGTTTCTTCTTCCGTCTCGACCGCAGTCTCAACTTCTTTCTCCAATGTGGCGACTTCTACGTAGTCGTCTTTTTGAAGGTCATAAACTTTTTCTGTTGCCATAATCTAAAATCGTTTACACAAATATCGCTGATAATAATATCGAAAACAAAATGCCTATTTTTTGGCCGCTGGTTTCGATGCTTCTTTCTGCTTCTCGGTGGCTGATTTCAATAGCGTATTCTCGTTCTCTCCCTTATTACGGACTGACTGCTTGCTTGATGATCTCATCAACGCTTGTCTGCTTGGCAATAACCTTCTTCGTCTCGTTGGTTTTATCCGTATTAACGCCCTCAAGCTCATACTTACGAACAAGTAACAACTCGTCAATTCTACCCTGAAGCTGTATAAGTTCAAGCGCATTTTTGTGATCCGCTTGAGAAATAGCCAAGTCAGCCTGCATCTTGTCAGCAGCGGCAGTACGATTTGCCTCCATGTTTGCGCGGTTGTTCTCGTCAACCATTTGTTTCTGCTTGCGCTCGTTGAGTTTAATTCTGTAACCAAGCACAATACGAGCCTTCTTCAAATTCTTAACCTCACGGATAAATGCCGAATCCAAATGCGTGATCGCTCCAGACTGTAACCCAAGAGCCAGCTCTCCATAGAAATCTGCCCACTCCTGATCACTCGGATCTTTCACTAAAAACATTCCGTAGTCGCTATAAGGCAGTGAGTCCGGAACAGCGAAATGCTGCCCAAGAGCAGACACAAACCCTTGTATTCCTACTCCATCGCGCTTCGCCTCCTGTAACAAAAGAAGTAATTGATTGCTCGCTGCCAGGTATGAGTACTCGTAGCTGTTGAATAAATAACCCATATCCAGATCGCCAGTTTCCTGTGATTGCTGCATAACACGAACGGCCATCCGATCCGGCTGATCCACAGACTCCGCAGCGGTAGTTCCCGTCATCTGCTCAAGCATGTTGATCGAAGTAGTGAGGATGTTCATATAATCCGCCATCTGAATTCCAGACGGATCAATAGTTACTGCTGATGATGAATATCTCTGGTCGTGCTTATTTATCGGTGATCGAGAGATCATCCTGTTAGTCTGGAGAAAATGCGTCATAATCTCACGAGGACTCCAGTTCTGTCCGCCCTTGCCTAATGCCACTGTCTCAAGCATGGAGAAGTCAACATTCTGAATACCCATCCAGCCCTTCGCCACATACTCCTTGATTTTATTCCACGCCACGTTAACCATAAATAACGGCTCTATCATCTGAGCGGCAAAGCTCACCGTCCGTCCATCCTTATAATTCGGGGCAAAAGTTACTATTGGCAACCGTACATCAACTAAATTAGAACGCGGCACTTGCTTGCGTCCGTAGTTATACACGGTTTCTGTATCCAAAACCCATGTTCCTCCATAAACGCTGGTGTATGAGTTTTTGATGATCTTCTCTGTTTTCTCATCATTCGGACTTGGCTTCCAATTCAGCCCGCGCTCCATAAGCGTGCTGTTACCGGCAAAATTCTTCCGGGTAACGAATACACGATCATCCTGGCTTAGGTAGTAGAAACGAAGTACTGGAATATAATTCAGTCCGTCCATCTTCAGTGTGTTCACCGATGGACTGTAGATGGTGTCGATTATATTTTGCTGTGAGAACTGACGGACAATGCTCTCAATTTCTTCCTGCGGCAAATCTCCAGCAGCTTCTTTCCGAAACTGGCTGACTGTTGGGAAGTCAAAATATCCTGCGTATTCCTGCCCGGAGAAATCCTCATTCTCTGAATATGACCCTACATAGTACTTAGGATTAATATTCTCTATCCTCGGAACTCCATTCTCATCACGGAAACAATGTAAATGCCCACGACCAAAAACCACCTTATTCCACGCGAACATCCTCATCTTTTGGTTGAAGTCGTTCATCTCCTGGATAAGTGTAAGCGCCATGGTGCCATCGATGGACTTCTTAACCTTTGGGTTGGTGAGAAGTTCGTACATCAACTCATCCGGAAATTCCGGCAAAACATCTACGTCAAGATCAGGGAAGTAGTCGCGCGGCTTCATCTCCATGGAATCCATCCACTCCTTCAGCTCATAATACGTTTTGATGTTCGCCTCGTAAGTCTCTTTCTCATGTACAGATACAGGATCAATAGCGTCAAGCTGTACACTATATCTCCGATTAACGATTTTTTGTACCGCACGATTTATGTATTTAGGAGCAAGATTAAGCACCTGAACATCCAGATAAGCCAAGCTTTCTGACCCATCATCCTTCGGGCTCGATGGGTTATCGAAATAACCAAACATTTTTCTGATGCCCTCCACACTCTGACGACCCTGAGCGATCTCCATCAACGCCTCATACTCACTATTATTCCAGAACATATTAGTTCCTCCGAGTCTCCCGGTAGAATAATAAACAGCCTTTGCGTACTGAAGGCCATATTTGCGTCCCTCCTTGGTTGTTGGATTTACAAATTCATTAGGAAACGGAGACCCATTGGTGGAGAAGTCCGAGTCTGTGAATTCGTGGTCGTCGAGAGCTGCTTCCATTAAAATAGTAAATTAAAAATTTTGTAAGGCACCGTCATTTTTCCTCCACTACGATCCACGAAGGTATAGTCTCCAATAGTTCCCTCATCAAAGTCAACTGCACGTTGGCGATATCGTATAGATTTTGGGGAGGAGATGGCAGCGAGAATATTAAATCCGCCAGTGTTTTTATATGGGAGGAGGTCTTTTAATCGATCAAAAGGAGCGGTAGCATTGCAGAAATTCCAGTCGTCTACGTGGGCTTGGTTTATAACTACCTCACCCGGAGTCTCTAATATTTGCTCCATGGTTTTCTTCTCTGCCTTCTTCGCCATAATAAAATATTTTATCAAAGATAACGATTAGCGCACAACATTTCCATACCGGTCATATCCGGGCATGAAGTCGTAGATGTCAGCCTTTGGCATCACATAAGTTTTAGGCTGAATTTTACCGCCAAGCTCAGTGAATCCCATAGCAACCGAGTAGTCATACTCTGTTGTTTTCTTTGGGTTGAACTGGAGAAGGTCATCTATTAAATCAGGAAACGGAATCGTATGACCAAAATACTCAACATAATTTGCTATTAACGAAGTGTACTCCTGAATTGTCATCTGACTGGCAGGAGTTCCGTCAGTATTTGATGCCCTTGCATTTTCATTCTCTCCAACATACTTACTAAGAACAAAATCGCCACAACCATGCTCCCTGAAGTAATTCATAACTCCGGGCTTCTGCGACTCTACGTGTATGCTGCATCCAAAATACCACGCCATCAACAGAGTCCGCTCAAAGAATACCATCGGATCACCAGGGCGAACATCCATCATCGCGATATACCTATTGGTTTTAAATTGGAATTTATCACGAGCCTTCGCCTCTAAAATATCTTGAGACGCCTCACCATCTATCGATGAGTCGTACCTTCTTTTCACCAACACTACAGGTCTGGATCTTCTTGTTGACACGAACTCCTCATCCCCTCCGCGACCCTCAACTATTTGCCCATGGTCAATTGGATCGACTCCAATTATAAACTTCGTGTCATTAAGTGGAGAATACGTTTTACGATCCGTCCGAACATTCGACTGCACCAAACCTCTCTCTTTTGGGTCTTGAATTAACGCGTGCACCCACGCCCATCCGGTGTGAAGATTGTCTCTCCATAACGACTCTCCAAATCTTTTCCCGTCTTTCCAGTACCACTCTCCTCTGGATAATATTGGAGCGATAAGAGAGTCAAGTTCTGATTTTCTGTCCTGTAACACGGTTGCGTTGAATTCACATCGCTCAATGTTAACATAAAATATCTCCTTGATGTAAAGTGGGTACTTACGAATTAAGTCAGATAAATCTTTCGGGTTATTCTTCTTACTCTCGCGCTCAAGCAGGATGGATTGTTTTGCACGCTCGCGCATAGGGTGACCCCAGTCGTCGAAGAACCCTTCGTAGGCGCAGTCGCCTGGAAGAAAGCATGCGTAGAGTCCCGATTGAGTCCTTCCATCAGCTTGCTTATTGTTGAAATCTGATTCATAGAATAGTTTTTTATACGCTTTACCCCCTTTAGAGGCGGTATCCATAAACTCAACTGTTGTGCCAGCGAAGCACTTCCCCCTGATCGCTCTACCTTTACGAAGACACGGCTTCACAACATTCCATCTATCGTTAACATTACATTCTAACGTCTTGCCTACCTCCTCCATTAAATAACGATGAAGAATTGCTCCGTCATATTCACCGGCTCCTGATGCTCTGAATTCTATGGATGACTCCAAATCCTCAGTGTCATCATAGTCACCAATCAAAACATTCTTTCCTCTTATCGCTGGAGACTCAAATCGTATGTCTGTCTCAAGAGTAGAGTTGGTGTCGTACTTTGGTGTATAGTAAAATGGCAACTTTTTAAATGGAGCTCGAATCATCTGACGATAGAATTTCTTAATCTTCTTGTCGGTCTCTCCTTGCATACCAACGTATAGGTTGTATGTTCTTGTTGGGGCGTATGTTGCCCACGCACCCATCAAGGATGATTTACCGTACCGTCTAATGGTATTGAATAGTATTCCGTAACTATCAGGGTCTTCTTCTGCATACAGTAACAAATAACAAAGCTCCTTATCTGTCTCTCTGTAATCAGGGAATCCAAAATATGTTTGCCAAGCTGTCAAGTACCAGTAATGAAACGGAGTCAAGAATGTTGCCACTCCGTTATTCCAAAACCATACCCCATTCTCTGATCTCTCCCACTCCTGATCTGCCCACTGATTTATCTCCACCTGCATCGGGTGGATGAAATTCGGATCTTCCTGAACTTTCTTCGCGTACTCCTTAATTGCCTTACGCAGATATTCTGGAGGATGTGGCCTTACCCACTTCTGTTCTTTCTTAAATAATATTTTGCTATCGACAGGCTGTTTCGGGAGATACACCTGCTCTATGCCAGGACCGGTTATTCCTGTTTGAAGGTATTTGAATTTATACGGGGTGCTGGTTTTGTTAAACATCCAAGTCGTCTCCTTCCATTTTTGCCTTAATCCTTTCTTCCGGACGTTTCATCTGACGAACAAATTCTTTTGCCTCATCCTTCAGCTCATCAGTAGCGTATATCTCAGAATACAATCTGTTGATGCGCTTCGCTAAGTTATCAGCAGTTTCAGAAAGCGCAGTGCGCTTCTTATATTTTTCCATGATCGAGTCCTCGTCAACATCTTCTATTGGTTTAACAAGAATTTCCTGAATGCTCCAGAACAATTGTTGATCGGTGATGAGTTGATGGAACTGATTGCTGTTTTGAAAAATAGACAGGTAGTACATCACCAATTTCCTAACATCCTCATTCTTCATCTCCATGACATCAATTGTATCGACATCCTTCGGATTCATCTTGGACTCTTTGCATGCTTCAAGCTTCCGGTCTTTGAGATTCTGTATGTTGTTGAGCTTCGAGTTCTTGTTGTACATCGCCTCGATATACTTGATGACTTTCGCTTTCTCTTTATGAACGAAAGACTTGCATATATCGGAGTCCGCAAATTTTACCATGCACCAAGGATAAAGAAAATATATCCAACAACAACAATTCCGATGTTTATATACAGTCGATTCTTCCATCCAAGGTTAATCCAGAATGGCTCTTTGTCTGGCCATGCCTTTGTGGACAGATGATTTACTACATGATCGAAGACTTCTTTCTTTGTAGCCAGACTGAATGGAATTAATGTATGGGTGTTGCTTTTGTATTTTAAGTGTGTAACCCCGTTTCTCAGGTGTACATAGTTTATCCAGTAGGGGAATATCCCGGTGAAGAAACACACAGATGCTATTGTGTAACACGCGAATGATCCCCAGGTAAGGTGATTAATGATTATCGATGCGGTAGCACCAACCAGTAAACAAGTTATTCCGCGAAGCTTCCAGTCGGAGTTCGGGTGAGCATCGCCTTTACGATCTCGGTATACCTCAAACCACGTTGGTAGCTTAAGGAAGAATAGGGACAGAATTATTTTTATCATCGTTTTCCTGTTATGCGTTCATAAATAAATAATCCGATAACAATCGGAACACAGAATAATTGCCAGATTAATACCGACTGAACCGAGGACTCATCTCTCATGAGCAGCACTCCGACTGATCCTCCAATCCAGATGAGTATAATCCATAATAGTTTTCTTGACATAGCTGTAAGTGTTTGTTAAAATAATCCGGACTACGATCCACGAGCTTGTCCGGATTATTACTACTGTTTGATCTATAAACCTAGAGATGAAATACGCCTCTTGCTGAAAAGGGTGTGGATCTGATATGGCCGCCTGCCAATGTCGTAAAGTTAATTTATTTTAATTTCAATTCCATGAAAGACTCCCACGAATCCACCATGTATACTTCTGCTCCGTGTAATTTCATTACCTCATGTACATAAACTTGAAGTGGTTTTAATTTCTTGCTCTTTGCTTTATGCTCTATAAACACCACGCGACCTTTTTTGATTGCAAGAGTATCTGGCCATCCATTCACCGAACAGATCATTATCTTGTTAGGAAGCCATCCTTTTGTTTTAAGGTGCTTGTGGATGCGAGATTGTAGTTTAGCTTCGGATGCCATGATACTTCTCTAATTGTACAGTCTTTGTTATTCCTTGATACATCAACGAAAGAGGATGCATTGGAGTGCCGTTTTTATTCAGACCAAAGCATTTTGCATCAGGGAACATTGCTGAAACTTTTTTCACCCTATAGTCAATGCCTTTAAAGGATCCCCAACAGAAAATAACATCGTTTGACTCTGTCCATGAATCAACAAGCCATTTATCATTATCTTTTACATTATCTGCAACACACCAAAGCTTATCCGGCTTTGATGAAATTAGCGCGTACAAGTTGCACATCAACAACCCTCCATATCCAAGCCTTTTTAATACAGAAATTAGTGTTCGTATTGTTGGATCATCTTTATCTGAATTAGCAGTTGATGGGTTAAGACCAATACACATTGCCGTTGGTTGCTGAATAAGACTCCATGATCGTTGCAACTGATACCTGTATAGGCCACACTCTGAAAATTCCGCTGACTTTACAATACTATAATCCATAGACTTTTTTAAAATAATTTTCTGTGAAACTTTTCTTGCCGCACACAGCCTTGTAAACGTGCTTCTCTATTCCGTTCTTACTGAAAATCCAGTACAGCTTGCTCGCCTTCTTTCTATCCTGCGCCTGCATCCGTGCTCGCGCCTGGAAGTACGATGTCGCTGAGAAGTCAATGTTATACATCACAAGAGCATCAGCGGTTGCTAAGTTCACACCCATTCGGCCACTAACCACCTGACAGATGAACGTTACGTCATTACGATCTCGAAATATTTCCGGAATGTCAGTGTTCATTGGGAACATCTTTCGCAACAAATTTCCTTCCTCGATAAATTTATAATAGATGGCTATCTTCTGTCCTGCAAATATCTGCTTAATGAATTTTGCTTTCGTTTCATCAAGTGTGTACCTCTTTTCTTCCTGAGAGATCACCGTGCCAGAAGATATCTGATGAAATAGTTGTTGCATCTTCGCTGGAGAGTCAGCTACAATATGATCACCACTTTTCATATTATATATCTTGTCTTTTTTAAGTATTGCCATCAACTTATACATCCTTGGATCAATGTCTTCCCAAAGTATCTCCTCCTCAACGAATGATGTGAATCCAGCTTCCTGTTGAGATAGTGTTACCGTGTAATGAGATGTCACTTCTTTTATTTTATCTTCAAGACCTTCAGAGTAATCGTTCAACTTAAATGTCTTCAGGTATTTTTGCTTCACCTGCTTTTTAATAACATTGCCTCTACTGTCCCGAACTTCGTAATGCTTAACATAGTCCTTTGCAAATGCATAGAAGTTCTTATAAGTAGAGAATGGTGAGTAGTAACTAACATCAAGTTGATGGAATATCTGACAAGGAGATTCTGGAGTCGGTGAGCCTGACATTAATATCACTGGAGTCTTGCCGACTAGATGTTTTACATGCTTCTGAAATACACCGGGCTTGGGGTAGGCCGATAAGAAAGTTGCTTCATCACATATTATTAAGTCATACATGCCAGCATGTTCTTTTAATATCTGCTGATAGTTTATGATTTGCATGGTCTGGAATAGATGTCCAAGCTTCGCGTAGTCAGCCTTGATGCTACTCAATGCCTTCAACATACTCAGGAATAAAATTCTTCTGAAGCCAAGCTCCTTCGCGATAGTCATTGCCATCACAGATTTGCCCGTTCGAACCTCAGCCGCTAAGTAGAGTAGATTATAGCGTTTAAGAATTTCCTTCCCTTTATCTACAGTGATGCGCTGGTCTGGTCTGAGTTCGATCATACAGTTCCTTAAGAAAGACGCTGATTCACCAGAGTCAACCACTCGGGAGCTTCTAACTCATGTAAGATGCTGGTTTCATGTTGGAGTATTTTTAATTCATGGTCACCGACTGCTATCCAAAGCACGTCGTTATTATCAACATAAGTTGATCCATTAATTACATCGAAATCGGTTTTGATTTCTGCGCTAATTCTTCTGACGTCGACATGCGCCTTGCTTGTTATTGTTATCATAATCCGTGTTTTTTAGTATAAATTTCCAAACTGTCATTAATATCTCTCAAAGTATCCACCATCCTCCTCGGCTTCCCGTTCTTCAGCTCCAGCATTGCTTGTTCCATGCGTTCTTTCGAGATGCGCTTGATAGGAACCTTGATCACCGGCTTTATTTCTTCCGGTTTGAAAAGTGAGAATTGGTGTTGGGTGTAGTCAGGCATTACCAAGAAATCAATAAATTAAGGTAATGTGCCCTGTACTCAACTTTATACCCATTTTCATTTAACCAAGTTAAGACCTCTGAATATAGTTCACCTTCTTTGATTGGAAAAAGAAATTCCTTTCTTCCCATCTCTGCAACATCCTTAATACAGGAGATCACTTCTTCAGGTCTGACCTGCCTAAAAGACTGAGCGTTATTATGCGAAATTTCTAATGCTTGCTGCGCGGTCATAATTATGAATTTAATTTTTCTACAAAATATTCAAATCCTTTCTGTGTATGAAAATCATACCCTCCCCACCCGTTAGGTATACAATGAGGAGCGAAGCTGCATATCTCCAGTATCCGTGGAATTTTCAACCCCTCAGCGATAGCCATACACATACTCTGGTTACCGATGAAGAATTTACAGGAGGCAATTGGAGTCCATGAGGCCGCATCAGCAAATCAGTACATGCCAAGTAATTTTGAATTACGTGATCCTGATACGTTAGTCTGTATTTCATCTGCGTTTCCAGAAGGAGGTGATCGTGATTGAACTACGCCCCGACCAGCGCCTCACCGTTGACAAAAGTAAGGAAATCCTGAAAAGGTATAATCTTCTCTATCTTGCGGCAG